AACTAACGAACCTTCTAGCAAACAGTTTTTAGGAACATATCCTTGCGACTTTGCCATACCAAGAATATAATCTGACTCATCTGCATGATCTTGATCAAAATAATGGGGCTTCATTTCTTCCCTCCCTTTTATTCACTTCTTCCCTCCCTCTTTACGACAAGCGTAATACCATCACCTATTTTTATCAGCCGTGATTCATCGAACCATTCCCAGTCAATCGGCTTCCCATCTATTAAGCCACGATACCCAACCGCATAGTGAACACAACCAGTTAAAAATTCGGTCCTCGTCATTACAATGCCAGTAAATCCGGTAACAATTTCTTGGACCTCTTCTCCTAAATTAAACTTGAACATCATTTCCCCTCCACAGCTTTAATCGCAGCCTCGCAGATTGCGCGGGCTTCGGTATCAGCCATTTCACATATTTCAGTTCTTGTAGCATTATGGAATAGAGTTACTTCCGTTTCTCCGTTTGGTTCTATGTATAGATCAATCGTCCACCCCATTTCCCGCAGCCTATTTTTTATCATCTGAGTGTCGTTGGCATCGGTGAGGGGATTCCATATTTTCATTCCAGAGGGAACAGCGTTCGACTGAAAGCAATACTTGCCATTCATTTCAAGCAGCTCCAGCACTTCCCGCGCAACCTTCTCCACCAACTCCGCGTCGGTCATGTCCTTACTCATCGTCGGCCTCCTGTTGGATAATTATCTCCGCTGCATCAAGGATGGGCCACACTGTACCGGGTTCAATCCCTTTTTCTTGGTTTTCATCCAACTCTACCAGGATGATTCCATTTTTCTGTATCGCAAAAATTGTTCCTGTGTCTCCGTGAGCGTCTGAGTAGTCTTGGATTAAAACCTTATCCCCTACCTGCATCGCCTGCCTCCTTGCTATTCATCGACTTCTGTCTTTAAGTGGCCGCTTTTCCCGGTAGGAAGGTATCGGCCTTGCCTTTGTGAGCGCACCTTCTGAGAGGGTGAAGATGGTGTTAAACTGTTTGGGAAATCACTTCAATATCCGTTAAATTACGCATAGGCCCTTTTGGCCCGTCCTTTTCTGTGTAGTGTAGGGCCACAACTTCGCCGGAGGTTTTTGCAGAGTTGGCAATGTCAACCAGCGTTTCGGAGAATGTGGAGTACCAATTTTCGTTATCATCCTGGACCCCGTACCGCCGCCATTTCTTCCCGTTGGTTTCCCCGTCCTTGTGAGAAATATCCTTGACCGCTGCCATGCAGATAAGGGCCTCGGGGGATGAAGATTTGCTTTCCTTTGGTATATTCTGGGTTGATTTTGGGCTGGAAACGGCTTCGTCTTTGTACTTCGACCCGTCGAAATTCCCCAGGTAGATTTCAGCAGCCATGCCGAGCATCTTCATTGCCGTACCGAGTGCGTCGGTGATAGCCATCTTGTACGCTTCGTCGGATGCATGAAGGCCGTTGCTCTCCTTTGCTACGAGCATAGACCCGCCGTTGCCAGGGATAGCCTCAGACCATCCGTCACTGTCGTTGCGTTTGTAATAAAGGGATATGTCAGCAAAGGCAAAGACTTGATTATCGGGCGCGGGTTCCGTCCACTTGCGGTCAACCGTGAATTTCCATCCGACCCCGCAAGGCCCGAAGTGGTCCGTCATGGACTGATACCGCCATTGTGGATTGATGTCCGACTTCCCCTTTAACCTCCCTGCGCCAATTGCTTTTAGGGCCGTTGTGGGCGGCTTACTGATTTTATTCCAAAGCGTTAAGTTCTCCATCTTATACCCTCCCCATCTTTTCACAGGCTTCTTTGACTTCGCAATAACCCTCACACCGTTTGCCGTCCCATGATTCCCATGCGTCACAAATCCGGGCCTTGCCTGTCAAAAAAGCATCGTCCACTTCTTTTTTCAACCCGTCGTAATAGGCCAATACTTCCGCATCGTCCATACGCGGAACCTCGATAATGTTAATGCTACGATCAATGCCACGGCTGTTTGCCATGTATGTGTTCCCGTCGCGTGTGATTGTCTGAATCTGCATCCGGGAAATCGGAAAACCCAAAGACTCAAAAAAGATCCGGTACCGGTTGAGTTGGAGCTTCTCGTTTTTCAGATCAGCTTTTGCTGGGTCAATAACCACTTCCTTTTTTGTTTTTGGCTGGCCCTTGTTTGGCCCCGACTTGAGAAATATAGGATTGCATTCTTCGTCCAGGCAGGGGGCGTCAATCTGATAAACACCCATGGCCTTTTTTACTTTGTACGACCCCCAAGTCTTGTAATCGCTCAAGACATAACTATCGGGCGCGGCCTCGTCCTCTTCCAGTACGTCAGAAATCCCCCTCATTTCTTCGTCAGACAACTTCTCTTCGGAAAAGACGTTCCGGGTATATGCTTGTAAGTCAAGTTTCGCGTGTACTGCCGTCCCTAACGCCGCGAAAGCCCTGTCGTCGGGGGAAATAACATAGTCGGTCACTTGCTTGAGGTATATCTGCCGGGGGCCTGTACCGGCGCTTGACGGCGATATGCCGTGCCATTCACGATCATAGCCGACCATGCGCAGATACGGGACCGTGGCGCACCGTTGGCCCATGCGACACCCGCCTTTATCAAGACACTTTGCTATTTCTGTCACTCCCCCATCGGGGCATAAAAACCATTTCGCGCCCATCTTTCTTCCCTCCTAAAATTCCATCATGTCGTTACGGATGCGCCGGGTCCAGTCGTTGTCCATCATGGTGTACCTCTTCGGGAGGAGCCTCGTCTGGAATTGGACGATCCACATGCATCGCCCTTTTTAGATTATCGAGAGCGCCCTGATATGTATTCGCTATGTCCGCATGGGCGCACCCGAATGGCCTCTCAATATAAACATGTATCTGAGGTTCTTCCGGAATGGCGCTATACGAAGTGACCTCGTATTGGATGCTCCAAGCGTGTCCGTAGGCGATCCGCTTCGTTTCTTCGATCAATAATTGCATGTTCATGCCGCCACCTCCTTCTCCTGCAATTCCTGGCGTTTCTTTGGATAACGCTGTAAATGAATTTTCCCTGCCCTTAAATCTTCGATCTGCGCCGGAGTGAACCGCCGTTTTAGGGCGATTTCCGTCTGCTTGATCTTCTCCATCTCCCCTTTTGTGATGATGTACCAATTTCCGATTGTAATCATGTCACCTCCTCCTGTTTAGGTGTCACGGGCCGGACGCTACCCCGGCTAGTGCTTCCGACGTTGTTCCCACGCCGCCGTGACATTTAATGGTGGGCGGTAGGTAGCTTTGTTTAGGTTGCCGTTCCGGCTCTGGTGTCGTGGGGCATTCCTACCCCCGTTCTCACTCTCCCGGGTGCGCTGGCACTACCTTCTGATTCCTGCCCGATACCGCCCATGTAAAAGATCGTTACCGCCCCCAAAGTTGAAGGGCCAGTATGATTCCCGCGATACAGATAATAGCGTACACTCTCCGGGCTGTGAGGCTGTCCAGGTAGCTTACCTTGTCTATCGTGTAGTCTCTGATGGTTTCGGGTGTCATGGCGCTACCTCTGATTATTCCCGGTGTTCTTCTCCGCCTGGCGCTGGTCGTACTTCTGAAAATGCCCGTCTTTGAGATTGCTCGGCTGCTCGAAGTGAGCGCACCCCGATAGAAATACGATTGCCAAAACGATAAGTAACTTTTTCATTTCCCTTCTCCTTTCATTTTTCTGTTTGCGATCCCCCTCATCCACTGATCGTAGGGGATTGCTTTAATCGGTTTGAAATTATCCTGGTGGCAGGTGTAAACTGAGTTAATCCCAACACACCGCCACACCCACTCGCCGTTGATGTATGCCTGATGCTGATTATGCCCCGCCGGATCGCTCGACGTTCCCCACCAGACCCGCACCGGAAAAACCTCTGCATCAGTAACTGCCCCCAAAGTCGCGTAGTGTCTGCACACCGGTGACGTAGACGCGCACCCCGAAAGAAACCAGAGCAGGGCGACGAGCAGGGAAACAAACAGCCAATACAAGGCGTGTCTTAGGTAGGGGTGCATGGCGGCTCCTTGTCGAAAAAGACCACCTGAAAATCACCTAATCGGATTAGTCGATAGCCCTTTTTCCGTTCAATTTTTATTTCTGTTTCCTCAGGTACATCGTGGATCGAAATTGAAGAATCTTCGTCCCTCTCGATGCTTAAATTAACCGTTGCCATCACCCTACCTCCTGTAATCATGCGGTATATGACACCGCTTGCAGTTCTCTCCGCAATCGTCGCAAGGATGGGGCAGACCCAATTCCTTCCTCTGCGTTTCCCACTGTTCATGGTCGAGGATGTGCAGATAGTCTCTTAGGGCTTTTTCTTCTGCCTGTTCAAATGCGTTCATCCCTGCATCCCCGTCATAAAATAGACTGTCCTGCCGATGATCCAGAGCGCCCCGGGTAAGCAAAAGGCCAGAAGCCACCAGCAGGCCTTGTCGATTAACTCTTCATTTTCTTTATAAAGTGCCATCTTCCCTTTTTGTTTCGGTGGGGGCCATCCCTGACCCCCTGACATCGAACTGACCGAAACAATCTCCTTTCATCTTTAATGGTAGCCAGTGTGCCGGATTCCTCCACCCGGCTCCTCCATTACCGCCCCGTCAATAAAAGCCGACAGGCTACGCATTTGGAACCATCACCTTACCCGGCTCTTCCACGCCGACACTGGCTATTTGGTGTCACGGGCCGGACGCGACTCCGGCTGTGGTCATGTACTGGCCTAGTTTACCTAGGATTGGTAGAAGCACTACCTTAGACCGGCTTTATATCTACCAAGTTGCCGCGTGTCTGCTTTCCACGCCGCCGTGACATTTAATGGTGGGCGGGGCAGGCTCCGTATTTCCTCACAGTCTGTTACGTTCCCCTGCTATTTGTTGCTGTGCCACCCGCCCATGTAAAAGAACTGTTACCTGATCCCGTCCCTGCGGCCCGTAAACCGCCGATCCTTTCTGTAAGTTGGTGGCTTGACATTTAATCAACCAGGACTCGTCCGTGGTTCATCTCCATAAGGATTCAATGTTTCGCCCTCACATGAGGTTAAGGGATCAAAGAACTGTGTTTCGTTGGGGACAGTATGCCCGACTATGGACATTATGTCAAGCGAAAATGTACAGGTATGGACATTTATTTTTACAAGCGATAACGGGCATATAAAAGGTTAATGTTTTTGAGGGCAAAGGGGGCCAATTATTTTGTTGACACTATGGACACAAGGGTTTATTATGTGGGCCATGGCAAGCATGAAAAAACACATCACATTCAATGAATACTGGAAGGCCCTGAAGGACGAGGCACGGGATCGCGGGTGGAGCATCGGCGAATTTATGCAGCGGTGTAATGTGCCCAGGCAACGCTACTCAGAGTTCGACAAGGGGAAAAGTTTAACCGGAGCTTATATGAACAAACTCATGGAGGGTACGGGCTTGACGCAAAAAAATTTAGAGGAGCGATCAGGGAAACGGTTTTCAGAAGAGCAGATAAAGGAGCGACGTATCGAGAGTTGGGCCGCTGCACACCGGGATATTATCGAGGCGATGGTAGATGATCCGGACCTTGTTCCTATTGTCCGGTCTATTTGCACTAAAAGGGCGAAGTAATTTTTTTTCGCCTTTTGTGTCCACAGAAGGACGTGTATATCTATTTTTTTAACCTTTGGCGTCCATAGATGGACATAAAGCAGGGTATTCCCATAGTAATAATTATCGGCTTATTTCAAGACACACTTTAGGGATGGGTAAAATAGAAAAATGAAGATTGTGAAACTTACAAATGGTTATGAAGCGATTGTGGATGATGAGGACTATGAATCCATTTCTGTTCACAGTTGGTTTGCCTGGAGTTCTGGCCCTCGTTACACGAAATACGCGATGAGAAACCCAAGGGACGGTGGACCAAGAAACATGTCTGGGCTTATCTTAAAATCACCGGACGGTTGTTTTATCGATCACGTCAATGGGAATGGACTGGATAATAGAAAATCAAATCTCCGCATCGCCACTCGCAGTCAAAATATGTTCAACACAAAAAAGCTCTGTGGACCCAAAAGGGTTCCTTCGTCGATCTATAAAGGGGTGAAGCGGCTGAGGGGGAAGAAATGGCAAGCACAGATAGTCGCCTACGGCCAGTACAGATACTTAGGCACGTATCCTTGCCAGCTATGCGCCGCCCTCGCTTATGATCTCGCGGCCCTTGATTTCCACGGTGAATACGCCAGGACCAACATTATTTACAAAATTTAACATTGTGGGGAATCATGAGATCAAGAGACTTAAACCAAACCGCAGCAATCGTAAAACTCCGGCAAGAACACCCGGAAATGCCCTCAAAGGAAATGGCCGTTATCATCGGAGTATCAAAATCAACTATCAACTATCACCTCCGCATGGCTGGCTACACACGCTGGTCAATTGATTACGCAGTCCGAAGCCACAAACCCCCAAAATACAACAAGAACCCAAAGCCAGTAGGTTCACCCGTTCCAGATAGATCGGGTTGGTGCAACTGTCTCGGGGGGTGCGATAAAAGGTTTTTCTCCGAGGATAAAATTAACCTCCGTATCTGCCCCTTTTGCACACAACGGAACCGGGGGCAAACCGACGAGACATACAGGCTGTATTTATGAATCCCCGCATCAACCGCAAAAACACAATTAAGCGCCTGGACGCTCAGGCAAGCGATATTTGCCGGGAGTTGGCTGGGGGTAAGTGTCACCGTTGCGGGAAAGAGGGAATAGAACCTCACCACCTGTTTCATCGTAGGCATTTCTCGGTCAGATTTGACCAGGACAACTTAAGGGGCCGCATTTATTTTTACTATTGGAAGGAGATACAAAAAACAAGCCTCTGACACCACAAAGGCTTTTAACTCAATACCTCTATATAACTATCAATCCCTTGCTGATCTGCCCGTGCCATTTGGATGCCAGTTGGTGGGAATCGAGCAATCGCCAACCTCGCGCTCTGTTAAGAATTTTATTCACCCGCAACGTGCAATTTATATCCTGGGGGCAGAAGATGCCGGATTGCCAAGTAAAGTTTTAGATCTCTGCCAACAAATTGTTCATATAGAAACTCCAATGTGCCTGAATGTTGCCGTTGCAGGGTCGATTATTATGTTTGACAGATCGGTTAAATTAAGTGGGGGATAGGGTAATTACCGAAAGACCGGAATCCCTGGCCGGTTTTCCCCCACCCATTTTACAGGACACCTCAAGGGGGGTGTGAGTATGAGAGCAAGAAATTTGAAACCTGGGTTTTTTAAGAATGAGATCCTCGCAGAGCTTGATCCGTTGGTGCGGATTTTGTTCTCCGGCTTATGGTGCATGGCAGATCGGGAGGGGCGTTTGGAGTATCGGCCGAAAAGAATCAAGGCTGAGCTTCTTCCATACGATAATTGTAATATTGAAAAAATGCTTATGGCATTATCAAAGGATTTTATAACCCTCTATGAAGCCGATGGAAATAAGTATATAGAAATCAATAAGTTCACGGAACACCAGAATTGCCATATTAAAGAACAGGCAAGCACCATACCGGCACCGTGTAAAACTGGTGCAAGCATGGAAGTTGCCGGGCCTCTTTCCCCTTTCCCCTTACCCCTTACTGATTCCCCCTTACCTCTTGTAGCATCGAGCGATCTTCAAGATCACTCTCAGCCGGAGCCGTTTATTTTAATTCCCCTAAACGACAAAACAACCTTTTCCGTATTCACTCCCTTGATCGACGAATGGAGAAACCTTTTCCCGAAAGTAGATATTGAGCAAGAGCTCCGGAATATCAGGGCATGGAATCTATCAAACCCTAAACTCAGGAAAACAAAGGCCGGAATATTAAAACACATCACGCAATGGCTGGCAAAAGAACAGAATCGAGGAGGAAATGGAAACAATGGAAACGCTGGAACCCCTAAAATATACGCTCGGCAAGACAAAGCTATTTCAACCCGACAGAGGGAAATCGACGCAGAAGCCGACAGGCTATCACAAGAGTACTACGCACTCGAAGCTAAGAACAGCGCCGCCGATGGTAAGACCTGAAAAACTTCCGGGGCTGATTGTCAGGAACCACCTGAACCCGGACGAAGTGAAACTCATGGCGGGATTTCTTATGGGATATCAAAAGGGCGATGTCGGATGGGATGCGTACCGACTAAAAGTCCCGGATGCCTTGCTATTGAAGTTCGGGGCAATGACCGAAGAGTGCCGGCGGAATGGATTTATAAACCCGATAGGGACGATCAAAAACGACGGGGCATACACGCTTTTATGGTCTCAGGTGTTGAGCGCGAACCATGGAGACCAATGTACGTTTTGCACAAACATACCCTGCCGGATAGCGGAAGATGAAAAGGGGCGGCCCGTGGTCTGCCGGAGGGCGGCCCCATGAACGAGATTGAGAAACTACAAGAGCAAATCTATAAGAAATGGCAGTTAATCGGGCAGACCCGGCAGGAGATAATCGAACTGGAGAAGGAAGTGGACCGGCTGAAAGGGGTGGAGAAGAAATGAAGCGTGTTTATATCGCAGGAGCATACAGCGCCGACAATATTATGGAAATCCTGGCAAATATTAAGAAGGGCCAGGACATGGCGGCGTACTTAATCGCACACGGGTATGCGGTTTTTTGCCCGTTTCTCGATTTTCAACTGGCCCTTACCGTGTATGGAAACGATTTAACCAAAGAAAAATATCAGGCGAACAGCAAGGCCTTTGTCGAGGTATGCGACGCGGTTCTTGTCCTGCACGGATGGGAAAATTCAGGGGGAACAAAACGGGAAATCAAGAGGGCGACGGAATTGGGCATCCCCGTTTATTACGACCGGGTGAAGATGATGGGGGAGGTAAAATGAAAAGCGCAAGGGACGAAGAAATGGACGTTCTTCCAGGGTATGACTATCTCCATGAAATCATGCATCGGGCATTGGACCAGGCGCAAAAAGGTAAGGGAAAAGAGCGCCATGCTGTAAGCGGTGAGGCGTTCACGGATCAGCAAATATGCGAAATTGACCGGCGCTTAGAGGAATCACCTTGCGGTTATACCCTGGGGCAGGCTGTCAAGAAGATTTATGAAACCCCAAGGCTTGACTATGACGCGGCGATCCGGGAACTTTACGGCGCGGTTAATAATATCGGGGCCGCAATCATCCACCTTGAGCGGCTAAAAGTAGAAATCTGGCGAAAGGGGTAAATACATGGCGGGTAAAATCTGGACAACGCAGGAAGAGGAGATTTTGAGGCGGATGGCAGCGGCGGGGAAGAACTCGACGGAAATATCCCAAGTGCTTGTTGCGAGAACCCCAAACGGGATTGAGAAGAAGGCTCGTGAATTTGGTGTTTCGCTCACAGACCTACCGGAAATCAACATGGAAGCCTTTAAGCAGTTCCTAAAGGCGGAAGGAGAAATCAAATGCCTATAATCGCGGTAATCTCAGATATACACGTCGGTCATCCTGCCGCAGTATGGCCCAAAGGGTACGTTACTGAAAACGGAAACGAGGTCAACCCGAACAAACCACAGGAAGTTCTTCTACAATACTGGGAAGATTTCTGGAATCAACCTGACGTAAAAAGCGCTGATTACATCGTGAACATGGAAGAATCAATCGAAGGGTACAACTTCAAGGAGCACGGCCACGACATTTTAGTGACGGACCTGGATAAACAGATCGAGGCGTTTAGAATGCTGATTGAACCTTATCTGCAAGGGCGCACCTATTTGGGCATGGAGGGATCAAAATATCACGGATCTCAGGACACAAGCGTAGGTAAGGCTGTTTGCCAAGCAGTGGGCGGCAATTACATGGGGATGCTGGCGAACTGGCAAGTAGGCGATACAGACAAGATCATCCACATGACACATAAATCATCAGGGGCTATGCTCTACAAGTCAACCGCCCTTGACCGTAACAGCCTGTACATGAGCGCGGCTAAGTCAAAAACCAAAGTGGACCCGGACGTGATGCTTTATGGGCATCATCACCAGTATTTCCGAGTGGACACAGCGACCCGGATTAACATCATGGCTCCCTGCTGGAAGTTTTGGCATCACATTAAGACGGGCGAGAAGTACGCAATGACCCAGCCTTCAATCGGCGGGATGGTGATCAAGATCACGGATCAGTCAAGAATTTACGTTGATCCTTACCTGTATCCATTGGAACACCTGGAAGATGCAGTCCGGAGAATGTGAGGGTGCAGTGACAAAAAATTGGTTCAAGGATGAAATCGCAGAGGGCCGGACGGAAATTATGGAACTATGTGGATTGACATCATGGCGCGGGGTATTGCTCAGAAAGCACAACAAGCTGGGGTTTCGGTCTTTGTTTCGCACGAACCCGGTAAACGATAAGCCGTTCATCATCGTGCGGGAATATTACGAGTACATCATGGAGTACAATAAACTTAAAAAAAACAGCAAAGTTCACCCTTAATTCAGCCTTAATTCAACTTACGTGATTGCAAAGGCTTTGATAGATTGCAATCATGGATAACACCCAAGAAATACAAGCAGCGAAGAATGTTCTCAACGCTGCGGAGAAGAGACTTAAAAGAGCCGGTCTTTCCCGTTCGTTCTACCTCAAGAAACTGAAAGAGTTCTGTGAAGCAACGAAAACCGTGTCGTGCGTCAGCGGTAAGGATGCCGGGAGCGGTTCGGTTGACTTTGTTGATGTTCCTGACTATCGAATCCAGTTGGACGCGGTAAAGGAGATTATTGGCCTGTACGGCGATAAGGCCCCGGCACGTCAGGAGTTGGCTGTTTCCGGTGAAGTGGTGGGCGCATTATCGCCTGAACTGAAAGAACTTTTTGACTCAATCTACAGGGCAAAATGACCAGAAGCGATGCACACCAGGGCTACAAACTGTTAGGTGATGCGGCCAAGACCTCGGAGGACAAGAAAGCCGTTGCCCGACAGTTATGCCTCGATGATTTATTCTTCCTGCTCGTCTATGGCCTGCATCGTGTAGACTCTGACCGGGATTGGATTTATCAGGCCGTGAGGGAGGTCGAAGAAAGCCCGGACAGTATGCTCGATCTATGGGCAAGAGAGCATTACAAGTCTACGATCATCACGTTTGCCAAAACAATTCAGGACATTTTAAGAGATCCAGAACTTACCGTTGGGATTTTTAGCCACACCAGACCGATTGCTAAAGGGTTTCTCCGGCAGATCAAGCGTGAGTTTGAATCAAACAAGGCATTGCAGAAGCTATTCCCGGACATCCTTTGGTCAAACCCGCAGAGGGAAAGTCCCAAGTGGTCTGAGGATGATGGCATTATCGTTAAGCGCAAGGGAAACCCGAAAGAGTCAACTGTTGAAGCGTGGGGGTTGGTAGACGGACAGCCCACGTCAAAGCATTATCAACTCAGAGTTTACGACGATGTTGTAACCAAAGAGTCTATTTCATCCCCCGAAATGATCCACAAGGTCAACGATTCATGGGAGTTGTCCCTTAACCTGGGGGCCGACGGCGGGCGGGTTCGTTATGTTGGGACCAGATACCATTACAACGACACATACCGGCTTATCATGGATCGCGGCGCGGCTGTGGCCCGTATTAAGCCCGCAACGGAAGACGGGACGGTTCAAGGTAAGCCGGTCCTCCTCCATCCCGATACGTTGGCGGATAAGCGGCGGGACATGGGACCTTATACGTTCGGCTGTCAAATGCTCCTCGACCCAAAAGCCGATGAAGTTCAAGGGTTCAAAGAAGAGTGGCTCAAATTCTGGCCCTGCAACCACTTCACCGGCTTCAACAAGATCATCCTTTGCGATCCCGCCAACGAAAAGAAAAAGTCCAGCGATTATACCGTGTTTATGGTTCTGGGCCTGGGGCAGGACAACAACTACTACATCATCGACATGATCCGGGACCGGCTATCCCTGACCGAGCGGGCCAATATCCTGTTCAAACTCCATCGTGAGTTCAGGCCGCAGTTCGTGGGCTATGAGAAGTACGGCAAGGATAGCGATATCCAGCATTACGAGAGCATCATGGAACGGGACAACTACCGTTTCGGTATTACCCCTTTGGGCGGCAAGTTGAGCAAAGAGGACCGAATCAGAACTCTCATCCCGTTATTTGAGCAGGGGCGCATTTACATTCCCGACAGGCTGTTAAAAACCAATTACGAAAGAGTGCAAGAGGATCTTGTTAGAGCTTTTATCAGTTCGGAATACCTGTCATTCCCGGTAGCTCCCCACGACGATATGCTTGATTGTCTGGCTAGGATCACGGACCCGGATTGCTACAACGAGTTTCCAGCGGAAGGGCAGATGAACAGGCCCAGTTTTCAGGACACAATGGCGGACGTGTTCACGCTCAACCGGGACACACGCATGGACTATAACGTTTTCGGAGGTAGGTAAGATGACAGCAGTAGCGGCAGTGGTAGGTATCATATCGGCAGTAGTTGGCGCTGGCACGGCAATCTACTCCGCGACCAATCAACCAGGTGGCCCCAAATCTCCCCCCCCCTTCAAACCGCCTCCGCTTCCCCCTCCGATCAAGAAAGAGCCTGCCCCCCCGGCAGTTCCGGGGGTCAAAGAAACATCAATGGGCGCGGGCGCAATGGATGAGAAACGAAGAATACTTGCCGGCATGCCGACGCAAACAAAGAACACCTACGGCGGGGATGCGGTCAGCAACGCCCCGGTAGCGAAGAAGAGGCTTCTGGGTGGTGGCATAGGACAGGAAACGACGGGAGCTTAATATGACAACTCCGAGCGAAATCATAGAGCTGTACGACAAGCTGGACGGCGAGAAGTCAACGCTCAAGGGCCACTTGCAAGAGATCATCGACTACATGGTTCCGTCGGCGCAAGGGTTGTACTCTGACCTGTCTTTGGGCAGTAAGCGCATGACGAAGATCTATGACGGTACGGCGATCAGGGCGCTGCGGGTCTTTGCGAATGGTCTTTATGGCAATCTTACCCCGTTATCAACGCCCTGGTTCGCTCTTACCTGTAAGAATAAGAGTATTGCCGAGTCTGCCAATGTCATGTTCTGGCTGTCCGATACCACCGAGCGTATGAGAAACGCGATCAATGCGTCAAACGCTCCTTTGGCTCTCCATGAGTTGTACTTCGCGGAGGGATGGGCAGGAACGGGCATCATGTATATCTCCCCCGGCAAGCGGTATTCTCTCAACTGTGAGACTTTCAATGTCGGGAACGTGTGCGTGACGGAAGATGCGGAGGGTGTTGTTGATGGTGTGTACCGCTTAGAGAAGTTCACCGCCCGCCAGTGTGTTCAGAAGTGGGGAAATCAGTGTTCCGCAGAGATTCACAAGGCGTACAAGGGCATGGAACCCAATAAACTATTCGACATCATCCATGCCGTATATCCCCGGAACGATTACGATTGGGCCAAGAAGAACGCCGAGAATATGCCCTTTGCCTCTCAGTACATCGAGAAGCAGAGCGGGAACCTGTTGGCCAATAGCGGCTATCAGGAGTTCCCTTTTGTCGTGCCGAGATGGGACAAGACCACCGGCGAGACATACGGACGTTCACCGGCGATGGACGCACTCCCTGACGTTAAGATGCTTAATCAGATGTGCTACGACAACATGAGGGGGATTCAGAAGCAGATCGACCCGCCCATCCTGGCAAGCAAGGAAAGCAATCTTTCATCGACCAATACCAAACCCGGAGGTGTGATCTATCACAAGTCGGGTGAAGTTCCCACGGCCTTCAATACCAATGGCCGGTTCGATGTGGCCCTTGAAGTTGAGGAACAGCGGCGCAAGGCGATCAAGGAAGCCTTCTACAACGATCTATTTCAGTTACTCGCCCAAGACCCGACCTCAGACCGGACGGCCTACGAGATTTCAAAGAGGCTGGAAGAGAACCTTTCCATCCTCGGTCCTGCATTGGGCAGGCAGCAGACAGAGGGGTTCGATCCCTTCCTGTCAAGGGTGTTCGCAATCCTACTCAGACAGGGAATGTTTCTTCCAATCCCCCGGGAGTTGGCGGGGCAGGGTTTGTCAATCGACTACGTTGGCCGGTTAGCCCTTGCCATGAAGTCTCAGGAAACACAGGCGACAGGTCAGACGCTTTCCTTTGTCGGTCAGTTCGCAGAGGTTCGCCCGGAAGTCCTTGACAATTACGACTTCGACGAGATTGCACAGGGTACGGCGCAGAGAACCGGGATGCCTATTAAATACCTCGTATCGCCTGAACAGAGGGACAAGGTCCGACAGGCAAGGGCAGAGGCGCAAGAGAAGGCCATGCAGGCCGAACAGGAACAGGCTTTAATGTCTCAGCTCCCGAACCTGGGTAAGGCCATTGAGCCGAACAGTCCGGCGGATGCGCTGGCGAAAGTGATGGGGGCGGGTAAATGACCGACATCTTCAACGCCGACAAGCAAGAGGAAGTCTTGAAGGGTTTGGCCTTACAGGAGCAAGAGGAAGCCAAGCAGAGGCGTATCAACTTCGGCCTGACCTTCTCTACTCGTGAAGGGTTCGAGGTCTTAAAAGACCTTTTAACGCTTTGTCACCCGCTGGCGACTTCTTACGTTCCGACAAACCAGTTTGAAACCGCTTTCCGGGAAGGGGAGCGCAATGTGTTTTTATACATCTTGTCGCAGTTGAGCGACGAGTTGAAATCAAAAATAATAGGAGGATTGTAAATGGCAGAGGATCAAGGTTCTGATTCAGGCGCAAACCTGGGAGATCAGGGAAACCAAGGCGATCAAGGAAGCGCGGGCGACCAGGGGCAGCAGTCACAGCCCTTAACCATCAACGCGGATATGTTGGGCGAGTACAAGGATGATCCTGTATTCAAGCCTTTCCACGACAAGCCTATCGGTGAGGTTCTTAAGAGCTTCAAAAACGCTCAGAGCCTGGTGGGTGGGGAGAAGTTGGTCATTCCCTCCGGCAAGCTGGACACACCTGAAAACTGGAATTACGTCTTTGACAAGCTGGGCAGGCCAAAGGACATCGAAGGATATCAGGTGGACAATTCCCTGTATCCCGAAAGCGTGAAGATCGACCCGGAACGCGAGAAGTCATTCAAGGAAATGGCTCTTTCCATCGGATTGTTGCCAAAACAGGTGGCGGCCCTTTACGAGTGGAACGCGAAGCTGGAAGTGGCAACGATCAACGCCATGAACGAGGCGGAGAACAAGAGGGCTGGGGAAACGGAAGAGGCCCTTCGCCGGGAGTTGGGGACCAAAGAGAAATACGAGGAATATGTCACCGGGGCGCAAGCAGCCTTAAAGCGTTATGGCGGTTCCCCGGATGAAGTGGCGACCTTCATCGACAAGTTTGGCAACGATCCTTTAGTGGTCAAGGTGTTTGGTAACGTCGCCCGGAACATGATGGAGGACGCGGCCCTAAGAGGCGACAAGTCCTTTAATCTCCTGGGAGAGAACGCTCCGGCACAGGTCAAGGATATTCTCTACAATAAGGAGAATAAACTCAACGCGGCCTACTTTGACAAGAATCACCCGCTTCACAATTCGGCGGTTGCGGAAGTGACAAGACTCAACGAACTGATTCACGGCCATGTGCCGGTTGGGACAGGGGGTTGATATGGAAGATTACTTCGATCCCTCGAAAGAGGGCAGGCGCATTGTGACCCGGATGGGTCCGGTCAATACGAATCAGATCACAGAAGAACGACAGAGGCAGGAAGAGAACGAGGCAAGGGGCGGGCGAGATGGCGAGAAAACCAAGGACCGTTAAAAAGGTGGCGGATTTCACCGAGTCGGTTGTCCTTCCCTATGCCCTTCGCCGTGAGCTTGAGGAAATCACAAAGAATACGGGAAAGGAGTTTGATCTTTCCCGGCCTATTGAAGAATTGGAGGATATTTGCAACAGCGCAAACCGTCCAGGCGGAGCATGGCGGAATCGCTGGACCGAATAGTTAAATAGCAATCGGGTAGCTCATAGAGTCCGTGTAAGCCGAAAACAGGCCGTCAACACAAAGGGACGAATCCTTTGATGGTAGCTTCCGTTTAACGGGCAAAGCCACCGGGAAACCAAAAACTATTTTGATTTTTCGGAGGTTTAATATGAGTACAGAAATTACCACTGCGATGGTTGAACAGTACAGTTCAAACGTCCAGATTTTAATGCAGCAGAAAGAGTCCCGACTTCGCCAGTTGGTGCGGGTTGAGGCGGGCATTGTCGGAAAGA